TGGCCAATCCACAGTGCCTACAAGAAGTGGCCACAGGCGCAGGCAAGACTATTATGACAGCGGCCTTATCAAATGCTGTCACACCTTATGGACGTTCAATTGTTATTGTGCCCAACAAAAGTCTTGTAACACAAACAGAAAAAGACTACATCAACATGCAGCAAGATGTTGGTGTGTATTTTGGCGACAGAAAAGAATATGGACGCCAACATACTATTTGTACTTGGCAAAGTTTAAACATACTGTTAAAGAACACCAAGGCAGGCACAGGTGAAGTGACCATCGACGAGTTCTTGGAAGGTGTGGTATGCGTTATTGTAGACGAAGTACACATGGCCAAAGCAGATGCACTCAAAACCTTGCTGACAGGTGTGATGGCTAGAGTGCCAATTCGCTGGGGATTGACAGGAACCATACCCAAAGAAAAGTTTGAAAGCCAGGCCTTGTTGGTGGGACTTGGTCCTGTGATTGGTCGCTTGAGTGCCAGCGAACTACAACACCAAGGTGTACTGGCCAACTGTCATGTGAACATTGTGCAACTGGTGGATCACGTGGAGTATAAAGAGTATCAATCGGAACTTAAATACTTGCTTGAAGAGTCGGGACGACTGGACACCATGGCAGACCTGATCCGCCGGGTAAACGAAACCGGTAACACCCTGGTGCTTGTGGACCGAGTGGCCGCAGGCAACGCATTGGTAGAACGCCTGGGCGATCGTGCTGTGTTTGTAAGCGGTGCGACCAAAGCAAAAGATAGACAAGATGAATATGATGAAGTTGCAGACAGCACTGATAAGATTATTGTGGCTACCTATGGTGTTGCCGCTGTGGGTATTAATATCCCTAGGATTTTTAATTTGGTTCTTATTGAACCCGGCAAAAGTTTTGTCCGTGTTATTCAAAGTATTGGACGAGGTATAAGAAAAGCCAAAGACAAAGATCATGTGCAAATTTGGGACATAACTTCGACCTGTAAGTTTGCCAAACGACACTTGACCAAACGCAAACAGTTCTACAAAGAAGCCAACTATCCATTCTCAGCAGAGAAACTGGAATGGATGAAGATAGCATAATGGGCACACAAATTTTTGAGCGACTTAAAAAACACATGCCCGAGCAAACTTCTGGTGTGTTTGTCGAGATTGGAAGTGACAGATTTGAAGGTAGTACAACAATACTGGCAAACTTGGCACAGGAACATGGAACCAAGTTGATCTCGGTTGATCTGTCAGATGACGCTAAAACTAGATTACAAGACACTCTTGACAATGTTGAATTTGTAGTACAACCAGGCAGTGCATGGGCCCGGGAGTTTGCGTCCAAGCACACAGATATTGCATTGGTATATCTGGACAATTTTGATTACACATATGACATAAGAGAAATTGCCACTCGCGATATAACCAAAAAACAAATTGCTGAGTATGCTAGACAAGGAATTGAGATGAATAATGTCAATTGCCAGGTTGAACACATGAAACAATTACTAGCATTACAATCATTATTTCACGACAATACCATGGTAATGTTTGATGACACATACCAATTTAATGATTGTTGGATTGGTAAATGTGGACCTTGTGTGATTTACTTGCTGTCCCAAGGTTATGAAGTTCTAGAATGGACCACAGATTGTGGCGTGATCATGAAAAAAAGATCTTGACTTTTAGTTTTAAATCCTGTATTATAACAACATGCGAATATTAACACTTGACAACACCTACTATGATCTAAATCACTTGCCCGAGGAAGTGGATGACATGCGTTTTGCCATACTTGACAACTCGAATCCAGCAGATCCAGACTATCACTTTATTCCGCTAATCTTTTTAGAATCGTTTAATGCACCTGCCTTGGTATTGCGTATTGGAACTCAAACAATCAAAATGCCCATGGACTGGCAGATCTTAATTGGTGAACCCGACGTTGGTGATCTTGAAGTGCTACCGTTGACTTCGATCAATGATAGAGGGTTCAAAGTATTCCAATTCAATCCTCTAAGCAGTTACAGACCCTCCTTCCCGGATATTGAAATCTTAGATGTGTATCATGAAGTCAATTGGTACGCACCCAAACTCAAGAACGGTCAAATGTTGGCCGTGCCCTTGAACGATGATGCCGAACCCGACTGTGTGTACTTTGTGAAAGACGTCAGTCGCAACTGTGAGATCGTCAACTACAATCTTGCCTGGTAATGTCACAACTCAAACCTGACACCAAGTACATATACGAACGTGCCAATGGTGTGGTTTATGCTCGGGAGTTTGGCGCTGATCCAGGTGATCGAACAGTAGTAGGATATGATTATGATCCTATTTCCGGTCACAAGATCAACCACGATTCAAGGACAGCAGATGGTAGACCTTTGTATGATCACATACAAGAAAACAAGATGTGGGGCGAGATTCGACGTGCCGCCCCAACCAATCCCACTTTACAAGACGCCCTGGATCGTGTTATAATGATCTATCAGCTGGGTAAGGTAGAGAAGTAATGTTAGAAAATTTAAATTCTTACAATTTTGAATTATTTCAGACAACATTTAAATATAGTGATATCTACCAACAACTTGCTGCAGATTTTGAAGAAGAAAATTTAGTTTGGGACAAATTTTTTACACCCAACAAATTACAAATTGACCAAAAAATAAAAAGAGGTCATACCCCACGAGCACAATGTAGTAACAAGTTTACGGCATCAGTATTTTATTATTTGTTACCTCTTTTGAAAATAGAATATGATTACATTTATGACCTAGGCTGTGGTGCTAACCTGTTTAAACCATATATACCCAGACTTGTAGGCATTGGAGCAGAATGGTTACATATTAAAAACGGTTACGAAAAAATAAAAGATGCAAGTTGGCCTAATATAACACTTCCGCAAGATTTTGATAATTTACCTAGCATGATTAAATCTGAATGTTTTATGATACATAACCTTCCAACAATCGATGATGTAGGATTTTATGGTGACATATATGGATATTTTGATGAGGTTTATGTGCAACAAAACACACTTAGTTTCCAAGCAATATTTTCAATATGTGCTTTACACTTTTGTCCACTGAGTCAATTCAAAAAAATTGTTTTAGACTTTGCGTCCTTAGTAAAACTTGGTGGAAAGGGATTTTTAGCATTGAATATACAACGGATGATAGAAAAAACATCAACACAATTTTTAGTTCAAGAATTTGCAACGCCAACACCTACTTTGTTGCAGTATGACCAATATTTAAGAAAAGAGTTATCAACATGCAATTTAGAATTTTTAATAATAGATATTGACCTAAGTATGCCTTGGTATTTTACAGATATGAATGGAAACATAAGATTGGTTTTTCAAAAATGAGCGATCGACTTAACATTGCCAACGAAATGCGTATGTTTGACCGCAAGGTCAGATCATTCTACGACGATTTAACTCCCGAAGAGCGCAAGAAGTTTTCAAACTATCTCATGATACGTTGGGGATCGGCAGTGGAAGGATCAAGAGAGTTGCAAGAGTTCTATGTTATTAGTTGCAACGAACGCCTGAACAAACATTTTTTTGATGTGGGCAAACATCCTCGATTGCAGTGGCTCATGGCCACAAGTGTAAGCCCAGGCTTAGGCACACCAAGACATCCCTGGATTGCTCCGCGGAAGAAAGAAGCAGGACTCAGTGCAAAACGCAAAGCACTGATAGCAATGTATCCCTCGTACAAAGATGACGAGATAGACGTCATGTGTGAGATCACAACACAAAAAGAAATAGACGCATATAATCGTGCTGCCGGGAATGACAAAAAATGATCAACCATGTAGTTGTTAACGGTTGTAGTTACCATGAAAGTTATGCTCGTGGGCAAGGCCACCTGGACCTGGCACAACGTCTGGGATTCATAGATGAGCATAATATACCACAAGCATCTAGCTTGGCCATCGGGGGTAGTGCCAACAGCAGAATACTGCGCACCACTCTCAAACACAGTTATCAAGCATTGATTAACGACTATTTGACAAACTACATCCAACAGCATAAAATACTAGAATAATGCACGAAAAATTGTTTAACCTAGTAGACATCGATAATTTAACTCTATGTTATAGCATTGTGCATCCTTCTCAACTGACAGGCAATAGATCAAAAGATATTGATTTTTTGCAAAATCACAGTGGCCAGAAAAAAATATTAATAACAGCGGATACTGACCCATACCCTTCTAAGTTGTATGATTATTGGTTATCTCTTAGCAACGAGATTCCGAACAGGATTAAAATACTAACTAGCAATCTTGATGTATTTTTTCAAGACAGTGAGTTGATTTATTTTCCTACATGGATGCTTAACCAACTATTACAAAAAAATTACCAAACCACTAACAAAAAATTTAGATTTAGTTTTTTATCTAGCCAGGCTAGATTTCATAGATTATATTTTTTTCAACAAGTAAAGCAGTATCTTACTGATAGTGATTGTTTTGCAGTATATGCTACAAATTATGATTTTCAAAAATTGTTTGTAACAGATGCTGGCATTAAATATCTAGGTCGTGCAGAAAACTTAACAGCAGACACTCCATATTTTTCCTCCGCTGCAAATGATAGGATTAAAGAATTCTTTAACAGTACCACAACACAACAACAGACACAATTTAACAACCAACACAATGCGTTTGCATCGATGTTTAATATCACTGGAGAATCTAATATCGACGATGATTTTGTATTCTTATCAGAAAAAACTTGGAAACCAATACAAAGTCGCTGTTTGTTTTTTACCTTGGGAAACATAGACTCTGCCAAATTACTAACCAATCTGGGATTTTTGTTGTTTGATAAGGACAATCAGTCGTTGACTTTATTGGACAAAATCAATTACATTAGTAATGTAATGAGAGACTGGGATTTAGACACATGCCAGCAACTTTATAAAAATAATATAGATTTAGTAGAATACAATTATGCTCGATTGCATAGTAAAGAATTAAAAACTCTCTTCAAAACATATCTTCAAGAAAGATTAGAGTTATAAATGACATTCACGTGTGAGTATTGCAAAAAAACTTTTATTAAAGAAACTTCACTCTTGGTGCATTCCTGTGAGCCCAAGCGCAGAAGACTGGCTCGAGACGAAGCAGGTGTACGCATGGGATTTCAGGCCTACATCCGGTTCTACGAAACCATGCAAGGATCGGCCAAGAACAAAACACATGATGACTTTTGTGACTCACCTTATTACAGGGCATTTGTCAAGTTTGGAAACTATTGTGTAAACACCCATGTGATTGCTCCCCCACGTTTTATGACATGGTTGTTAAAAGCACAAAAGAAGATCGATCACTGGTGTAGCGACAAGGTGTACACTGAATACTTAATAGAATACCTGCGTGTGGAAGCAGTGGATGATGCTCTAGCCCGAGCAATTGAACACAGCATGAGATGGGCAGAAGAAACAGGCAATCCCCCACATGATTGGATGCGATATGGCAACACCAATAGTCTATGTTATGCTGTCACAGCCGGACGCATAAGTCCCTGGGTGATTTACAATTCAGAGTCTGGACAAAAGTTTCTAAGCGAACTGAGCACAGAACAAGTGGCCATGGTCTGGCCCTACATTGACTCGGACGCCTGGCAAAAGAAATTCACAAACTATCCAGCGGATCAAGAGTATGTGAAAGATATATTGAACAAAGCAGGATGGTAATGAGCGCA